TTCAAACTTTAAAGTTTATAAACACTGTAGAAGTAAGCGGTGAATTAACAATTAAAATTAGACCTCTTCAATATGAAGAAATGAATCATTTTGCTATTGAAAATTTTAAATTACAAAGAATGCTCTATCAAACTACAGAATTATCAGATACAGAAAAACAAAAGACCATAGATAAAATTTACCAAGATCTCAGTGATCTGCAGTTACAATTATTCCTTACTAGTATTGAAAGTATTCAGGTGCCAGAGTCTATGGTTACACAAAAACCTTTTATTGAAGAATATCTTAGAAATTGTGAAAGAGAAATTTATAATACGATAAAAATTAAACTAGAACATAACAAAGAAATTTGGTCTATACCAAAACAAAATATAAAATGCAGCAACTGCGGCACAGAGGATAAACTACAAATAACTCTTGATCAGTCAAATTTTTTCGCCTAAGGCTTCTAAAACTTAGTTCCGAACAGATTCAAAAATACACAGATAGTCTAGATTTAGAAGCCAAAGAAATAAAAGATGAAATTTTTAGATTAAGCTGGTATATGAGGGGTGGAGTTAATGCTATAGATCTGTTTTATACATTCGGTTATGAAGACAGAGTTATTATAAATGGCATTATAAAAGACAATATAGATAATAGCAAAAAAACTGGAATGAATCTTATCTAGCGGGCCAAGTAGGGAACTTGCTCGCCAGGTTTGTATAATTGTGCCAACGGATCAGGACGACCAGCTGATAATTCTTTTTGCCTAAAAATCGTTAAGCCAGGATCAGTACTAAGTGCTGCCGAACTTAAAGGAGTTTTATTAGGACCTTTAGCCACCATGGCACTGTCATCTCCAGGCTTATCAGTTATTTCACCAGTTTTTAAATTCATGTACCAAAAACCTGAACTTTGTGGAATAGGATATTCTGTACTAGTTTGTGTTCCTGGTGATTGAGACTGTCCGCCTTGTTTCTGATCATTAGTTTTCTTTCCGCCTGGAAGCAATGATCCTAGACCAGCTAGATCTAAAATAGCTTTGCTCCAAGTGCCTATTGATTCATAATTGCCGCCAAGTACCGACGACAGCATACCTTCTAGCCATTTCTTACCTTCTGCTGTGTTGATAAAATAAATCAGAGCAGCTTTAACTGCTGGTTGACTGATTTTAGCTAAGGCAGCAGTTAAAGCCAATCTGCCTCCACTGGCTGCTAGAATAGGTATAGCTCCTATATAAGTTATAGCTTTTGAAAGTATGTTTCCTAACAGTAATTGTGTAACTACCACAGTTAAGAATGTACCAAAGGCTTTTTTATACTCAGGACTATCAGGATCCAGTCCTTCAACACTTAGACTAAATGTTTCCCATGCTAGCCATAATCCTCCAATACCTATCAGTTTGTTTAATGGCCCTGCTAGGAAAGTCATTGTGCCTAGTGTACCTGTAGCTGCTTTGGCTGTAAAACCAGGACTAGCTGATCTACCAATTGTTCTACTATAAGATTTAGGATCTGTTATTATTTCTCTTGTCTTACCTAAAGCCTTGTCTCTAGCATTATCTCCAGCTGTTTTTCTATCTCTAGCTGCTTGAGTTCTTTGTTTAAGTCCTTTTTGATCTACATCATATTTTTTATTTCCAAAAATATCTGTAGCTTGTCTAGCCTGACGAGATTTTTGAGCAGCATAATATTCTTTTGCCCGTCCGTAAGAGGTTTTCTTTAGCCACTCCCCTCCTTTTCTCTGCCACGAATTAGGAATTAATCTAACCAGCGCATTTTTACCTAATTTAGCAATAGCTGGTACAAATAATAAGCTAAGATCAATAAAAGCATCCTGCCAGTCTTCATCACTTAATTTATCAGGATCTTCGTTATATTTTTCAAAAAATTTATATAATTCGTATGCACTAAAGGCAGCTATTCCATAACTAATTGCTGTAATCATGCCTCCGATTCCAATACCTGCTAGTAATGGAACTAGTTCAGTTAATTTTTCTCTAGGAGATACTATTTCATGCGCTTTCATATTTACTATTTATCGGGAGTTGAACGTAGTTCAACTGTTCTTCGCTTGCGCTCGAACTCTTTTTTTTTATATTATCTAGATTGTGAAGTCACACTTAGCCCGTTAGGGCTAAAAATGAACATTATCTGAGTTGCTAATGTCACACAGCGTTAGGACTATGATGCGCTATAAATGTGGCATTCGACAGTCAAATGCTTAATTTATGTTACATCGCGTAGGCGGTCGTCCGGTACCTACTCATCCCGTCTTATCACGACGGCAGGCATGTACTGATACGCTATCATCTGTACAGCCGTTAGGGGATTACCCTTCTTTTTGGCCTTTTAATCCTTTTCAAACAACCAAACAGTAGGTCTTAAACTGTCTTCATCTCCGAGAGGTAGTGGTTGAGTTCTTGCTACGGCGGCAAGATTCCATCCCTGCGATACGATTGTCCAGGTTTAGGGCGCACGAAATTAGCCTGCGCTAGCTTTTAACCGTTTAACTGTTTGCCTTTAATGTGTGAGCCATGAACACGGACCTGTATATGTCCGTTATAGTAGTCGTCTGATTCTAATACACGCCTGGAGAATTGCTCTCTTGCCTCAATGTAACTACACTCTGCCTTGGTTTTACAAAAATAAAGTATATCTCTTCGGAAATATTTTTTGCCTAACTGCTGAACATCTTCTAATAAGTGTTCATTAGATCCATAGTAATCTTTCCAATCACTTTCAATTTTAGTTTTAACTCTTTTTTGCCTTTTATTACCATTTTTTAATTTTACTGAGCGTATAGTAATTTTACTAAATTTTGCTAATTTTTTGCCTATGTATTTTTTATTATTTGTTAAATTTGTAATAATATAAACAAATCCTATATATTCATCTGTGATTTCTTCGATAAGGTTGTTTTCATAATACCAAGACATCTATTATGTAGCTGATCAAGCATCTGTGACCTTTGGTTTTTGAGCCTGTCCTCTTGGTTTATATTTTTCGCTTTGCCTCTTTACTCTAAATTTGTAACTGTTTAATAATTCTTTTTTTATTTGAAGGGTTAATTTTTTTATATTTTCTAAGTTAATTCTAGTTCTTCTTGCGCTGGCCATAGTCTTTTCAACAGCGTATTGTTGATAATTCTTGAAATATATTCTAAATTCTTGCATTAATTTCTCATGTAAATCATCCATTAACTAGAAAACTCCAAATCATTCGCGTAGCTTGTAAATCCATTCTCCTTTATAACTTTTAAAACATTATTCACTCGACCAACAAGTTCGTCTTTGTGACTTATCAAGTAGATATTCTTCTTTCGCTCTCTACCCATTTTTTTAAGAACTGCAAGAGCGTTTTCAACACCAGCAGCATCGAGTCCATTATCTATAAGTTCATCAATAAACAATAAATTTATGTTTTGATAGAGACTTTCCCAAACGTCACGGAAACTCCAGCTTAGACCCAATATTAATCTATTACGTTCTCCTCGACTAAGGTTATCAAAGTCTAGCTCTTGTCCTAATTGAGTGATTTCTACGTTAAGGTCGTTCAAGAAACTGACCTGATGAGGAAGTCCAAGACGATCTAAGTAATAGGTCAGTCTGTTGTTAAGATAAGCAAGGTTTTGATCAATGATCTTCTTACGAATAAAGCTGTCCTTATTTGTCAATAGCTTTAGTAAGAACTCTTGGTGATCCTTGGTTAGAGTTAGTTCATTTACTAGATCCCAGCTTACTGTCTGTAAGGCTGTATTTGTCAACTCATCAATCTGTTCTTGGTAAGGATCTATTTCTTCACTACGTTTTATCAAGGCTGCTTCTAAAGTATTAAGATTGTTTTGATGTTTAAGGGCTTCCTCTAGAGTTTCATAAAAAGTATTAGGTCTGCCATTTATGTCTCCAATTTCATCAAGTTCTGCTACTACTCGTGATAATTTTTCATCTACAGTTTGATAATAACGTACGGCTTCATTATGGTCCTTTTCTGCTTCCTTTTTCATATCGCCGTGAATTTCAAGATTAAGTCCTTGTTTACATTCTGGACACTTGTGATTAGCCAATTGTTCTAAATTTTTTTGAAACTTTTTTACGTTCTTTTCTGCTTGACCCACTGCTGTTAGTAGAGTAGCCTGTTCTTTGTTAAGACTTGTGATGCGAGCCGACAATGTGACATAGTTTTCTAGTTTACTATGTTGAACAAGTTCGTTATCTATATCTACTGCCTTTAATTCTAAGATACTGGCAGCTATTTTTTCTAGATCTGTAGTCTGCTGCCTGCACCAAACACTTTGTTTAGTTTCTAATCCAGTAATACTCTGTTGAATTCTTTCATTACTACGTTTAATAGCTTCGATGTTAGCAGTTTCTTGCTGTATCTGTTCCTTTGTTATACGTATCTGTTCTTTGAGACAGTCTGCTTTTTCACTTAGTATG